CAGTTTCTCCATACTTAAATGCATTTGGATCATCTACACGGAAACCAATATGCTTAAACTGAACTTCTCCATTAAGTTCAATACCATCAGTGTGTTCTGGTGCTAGCGAACCAGTCTCACCAGCATTTAGTGCTTGATAGACATTGTTACCAAAGTATCTGTAAGAGTTCTCCTGAATAATAACATTAGGAGACCAGATAGTACCAGTATTATTAACGTATGTTTTAAAGTTTGGACCTCTTAGTTCTAGGTCAGGAGTAACAAAGTTATCAATATCGAGGTTTAGAACTCTCGCCGTGTCGGAAATGATCGACGTAGACGTTCTAATAGCACCGTTAATATCAAGTTCGAAGTCAACCGTGTCTAGTTCTGCTTCAAGAGAAGCGCCAACGCCGTTGCCACCAGTAACTGTAACTGTAGGAGCAGAGGTGTAACCAGAACCAGGATTGTTTACAGCAACGTTAATAACACGTCCGTTAAAAATAAATGCAGACGCTTGTGCTTGAACACCACCAGGGGTAGTTGGAGGATCAATGGTGACAGTAGGAACAACCGTGTATCCAGAACCTCCAGATACAACGTTAATATTGTTAACTCGCTCTCCAGTTCTGTTGATACCAACACGAGGCAATCCAGTAGCAGTGTCGAGTTCTGTTCTCAGAATTTCTCGCTCAGATGCTCCTGTGCCTCCTCTAACTGTAAGTTCATTATCACCGATGAGTTTAGGATTTGAACCTCTAATAAACTCTTTATCGGAATTAATGTTAAAACTCATGGTGTCAACTAGCTCCAGACCCGTTTATCCTCGTTTATATTTAGCATCACTGCCACTCGATACTGATAACCTCAGTAACTGCAACCCACTTAATATTATTGGTTGTACCTGCTCTCGTAGTATTATACGAAAATCTATTTGACGATCCTAATGGTTGAATATCCCATGTTTGTCCTTCGGGGATGTCATCTTTGATAACTGTTCTCATTGTAGACAAAACGGTAGTGTCACCAACAGTATTGCAGAACAATGTTGATTCTAGTTTTGCAGAATAAACAGTTCCTAAGTTATTAACACCAATGATATGTCCCGTAATGAAATTCAAAGTATTACTATCAATTACAATTTGAGTACCATTAACATCCAGTTCCAAAACCGCAGTGTTTAAACCACGAAGAATAAATGTGCGACGGTTGCTGTCTGTATACTCAGAATTTTTAATTTCTAAAGTGTTGAAATCTTTAGCATTCCTGAGTTCATCAACAATAACAGTCTTATCGATGGAAAATCCACCTGTAGAATCAAACTTTTCTTTTGTAGTTGCCATTTTACTTCTTAGTGATGGTGGAGGTTACAGTAATATTTACCGTTTGTGTTACTGCGACGTTAGGACCAACTGCAAGATTGACTCTTACTTCATTTGCTCCAGTTACTTCAAACGTTGGAACAATTAGTTGTGTTCCAGTTCTAACATTGCCATACTCAGTATGGAATACATCTGTGCCATCGTCAGTAATTCCAAACTCAATGAACTCTTTGTCATTTGTTGTCGTGTTATGAGCAATAATGACAGTCTTAGAACCCATTGCAGTTGCAGTTGGGTAGATAATAGAGTTTGCATTGTTGACGGTTCCTTGAGTCAAGGAAACCTTATCTGTCAGAATCTTAATGTCATTAAGTTCGAACTCTTGTAGGTCACCATCAAAAACTTTAACTTGATTGATAGTTCCAGTTCCAAATCCTGTGTTGAGGTAAACATCACCTTGGTTGTCTAGTCTCAAAACTGGTTCGACAAAAAGACCACTGGAAAGTCCAATATCGAAATATTGCTTACTGCCATGCAGGAATGTTCTATCTACCGCAGTATTGTCAAGAGTCGTAGAAGCACCATCAAATGTCATCAGAGATGCAGTAATCTCAAATTCATCTGATGTAGAAGAAACAATAGTATCAACTGTATCAAACTGCAGTTCGTTTGCAGTCAACCTTAGAGTGTTACTTCCATCATTGTAGAAATACAAGATGTTTTCGTTTGCTCCAGGTGAAGTCTCTGGAATAATGTAGGTGTTTTGGTCAACGTCCTTGACACCGCCAAGAGAACCCCAGTTTGCTCCATCGTATCCTTCAAATTGTGTGGATGTTGTATTAAATCTGATGCTGCCCTGTGCTTGAACACCCCTTTCTCCATCAGTACCAACTGGAATTACAATTGAAGATGCAGCATCGATTGTTACTTTTTTACCAGGGTTTGGTCTCAGGACCAAATCGCTAACGTCCGTACTTACAATATTATCTGCTAGTCGTAGTTCAGAGTTGATAACAACTGGACATGCAGCATCAGGTCCGATTCTTACCTCTTCAATTTCTTCGAATGTTAGAGGTGCAACCGCTGTCTGGGACCATGTAAGAATTGCTGTACCATTTAGTTGAGCACCAGCGGTGTGGATTGGTTCATTACCACTTGTTCCTGTTGTACCAGCAGTTGTAACTACATACAAGTTATTCAACCACTTGAGATATTGATTTTGAGTTACAGGAGTATTTGCTGTCCAGACATTATAAGTTGGAGTATTTACAGCAGGGGAATGAATCTTCTTGACATTTACAAACTCAAGTTGATTTGGAGTAAACTTAACAGTGTTAATATTGTCATTGATAAACCATAGGGTATTATCATTTGCACCAATGGTTTCTTCTGCAAGAATATATGTGTTTCCGTCTAGATCTCTAACACCACCAAGTGAAGACCATGCTTGAGATGCAGCACTATAACCTTCATACTGGTTTGTTTGGGTATTGAATCTGATAGAACCATTTGCGACCGCATTGGCAGGTGGTCTCTCAGATGTATCACCAGCAGGAATGTTTAGTGCAGTAGTTGTGTTTACGGATACAACCCTTCCAACCGCTGGAGTTAGTGTTAAATCAGAAACTGTAGATCTAATTGTATTATTTTGCAGTGTCAGTTCACTGTTAATATCAATGGTAGATGTAGTAACAATTGTTCCAGCAATTGTTAGATTTCCAGTAGACTCAGCAACGCTAAAACCGCTACCAATAGAAACATCACCACTAAGATCAATGTTTGTTGTGTTTAGTGTAATTCTATTTGTAGTTGTATTGGTGAGATTTGTAACTTCAATATCACCACCAGAAATAGATGGTGCTGTTAGTGTACCAAAAATATTTGCAGTATTAGAAGTTACATTTGTTGCTGCTAACTCACTTAGTGTAATAGTACCAGTATCTACATCTTGTATGATAGTGTCCGTAACTTGAGTCAATGTTACAGTTACTTCAAAATCACTTCCAAATACTTTGGGGTTATTTGGATCTACTGTAATAACTGCTTCAGATCCAACGTCACCACCAGATTCTTCATTTCCTGGGTCATTAATTGAGTTGAAATAGTATAGTGTGGTTGGCGTTCCATCAGTTACAGTGATCTCGATATCATTTACATTACGAATTACACCATCTGTATACTCAGAACCAGCAAAGTCTAATGTTGCTAAACCACTGACTAGTGGATTATCAGATAGTGTAAGTGTTGTAGCATTATCAACAGAAACTACTGTTGTATTTCCTGCGAGTTCTCCTGCACCACTTCCTGTTTCTGTTACAGTCATTCCAGCAACAATACCTGCAGTAGATGTTACTGTAATTTGTGCTGAACCACTATCAAGTGTAGTAGTTAATCCCTCTACTAAACTTGGTGCCTTAGAACCACCAGGGAAAGCAGAGAATGCAAATGTATGAACACTATTTGATGCATCAGATGTATCAATTTGATACTTATTGCCAACATAGAAAGTGAGGTCTGGTGTTAATTCAGCACCATTTCCACTATCAATAAAGAATTTGTTTTTAGTAGATCCAGCAGTAGCAATTGTGTATGTTGTTGTTCCGCTTGGGGAAATTAAAATGTCATCACCATCACTAAAACCTGCTGCATATACAATCAAATTTGTAATATTTCCACCAGAAGTATTGACTACATAAATTTCTGCGTCTGTAGATTGCGATACCGAAGTAATTGTAACCGTAACATCGTCAGCGGGGGAAGCACCACCAACAGAAGTTCCAGGGACAGTGATTGTATCGTTGAGTGCGTATAGAGTACCACCAGTTATCGTTACTGATGAAATAGCACCAGCGTTGTCTCTAGAAATATCGATACTACCACCAGTACCATTTCCAGATGTTGTAAATACAGTAATTCCAGAATATGTTGCGTCTGCTTCTGCAACAAGAGTAGTTCCAGAACCAGTAGCAGATTGAGGTTCTCCATCTACAATTCTAATATTATCTCCAACAGCGAATGTAGATGCAGAGATAGTGCCACTAAACGTGAGAGTTTGTACTGGTTGTGTCGTTAGTGTATATACAATTGGTTGAGTCAGAGAAGACGCATCAACACTTAGAGTATCACCAACATTATATCCATTGCCTTCGGCATTTAGTGCAAATGTGGTTTCATCAATAACACCAAGAGCATCAACTGTGAATGAGAATGGAGTTGTTCCAACTCCAAATGCAGGTGCAAAGTTAAGAACTGCTGGACCAGAAGCAATTGGTGATGCAGAAAGTACAATTTGATTTGGTGTAACAGTTGTATCTACCGAAGAAACAGTTACATTGGGTCCAAGATCTCCAGAACCACTAACTTGTTCTACAGTATAACCTAGGAAAATACTAGAAGCATCTGCAACTTCAATAGTAGAGAGACCAAGAGCAGAAACAAAAGTTAGGGTAGCAGCACCACCTGTGATGGCAGGACCATCCATAGTAATTTGAGTTGCGCTATTAACAGTCTGAACTGTTAATGTTCCCGACCCAGCATCACCCGTGCTGCCAGCATCGGTATAAATGATCATTCCTGCTGTAATTCCTGTAGTATCGGTCATAGCGACTACAGCAGAACCTTGAGTCAAGGTTGCAGCAGCAGAGTTTACCTGACCAGGAAGTGTTGTTGATACATTACTTACTGCTCCTGGTAGTGTAAAGACATCTCCTACTTGGTGTCCTTCTCCATAAGAAGAAACGGTAACCGAATCAATCTTTCCAGGATTACTAGTAACCGTGAAAGTGAAATTACTTCCTCCACCACCACCTAAGTCAGAATCATTAGCAGAAAGAACATCACCCGTTGCATAGTTTACTCCATTGTCAGTGAAGACGACAGTAGTTACTTCACCATCGTAAACTGGTGCAGACAATGTAAATTCAATTCCACTGCCAGCTCCACCTAAGAAATTATTTGGGAAAACGAGTACATCTCCTGCTTGATATCCAATACCACCAGAAGAAGAAATAATGCTAGTTGCTGCACCACTTGCAATAGTGATATCGTAAGCACTTCCATAACCATAACTTCCTGCAGGACCAGATACAACATTAATCGTACCACCCATTCCAGCATGGACAGAACAGTTGTATTGTAGAGTATCTCCAGCAGTAGCAGTAGGAAGAATAATTAGATCGGTAAATGCACCAGGCTGACCAGGAGTGCCATTCTGGAGCATGATATAATCAGCACTCAAGAAACTTCCTTGATTGTCATTTAGCATCAAAGGATGCCCAGTGTTAGAAGCATCAGACTGATCAAATCTGTAAGTATTACCTACAATTACACTCAGCGTGTCTTGAGTTACTCCATTAACTTGGTAAACATCATCTGGTGGTGGTGTACCAGGATTTGCAATTACTGAGAAGTTAAATGTAGCAGTAGGAGTGTTGAATGCTTGTACACTGGTATAAACACCATCGGTATATCCACTACCCGCTTGACTGATTGTTCCAGGGTATGATGTATTACCAGTAACAGTGATGGTTGCTTCTGCACCAGTTCCACTACCGCCAGTCATAGGAACAGCAGTGTATGTTCCAGGAACATATGCAGCACCTTCTGCAATGTCTCCTTCCAAACCATCAACATCAAAATCGATGTAAGCAGGAAGTGTTGGAGATCCACTACTAATAAGTTCTTGTGCAGCATAACTGCCAGCAGTGTAATTAGCACCAGTATTTGTAATAGATCCTTTGAATTCTAAGACAGTAATATCTGCCGTAGCACCTTCACCAGATCCACCAGTCAAAATTACTTCTGTGTATGAACCAGTATCGTAATTTTGTCCAACATTAACAATAGTAAGACCAGATTGTACAAGAACTTTCTTTCTTACTTTGATATCTCTGAAACTAATGACTTCCAGGGGTGCAAAGTCAAAAAGATTTTTACTAGATGAAACAATACCAAGTGTTCCAGTATCAGCTTTATAGAATCCTAGCGTAGAGTCGCTAGTGAATGCTAAGGAAGGCGCTGTCCTAGTTCCGTCACCAATCTTTAACTCACCAGTAGCAAGATTGCTACCACCAGATGTTACGTTAAAAATCTGTGTGCCGATTTCATTAATTTTGACCCTTTGCTGTTCAAAGGTATCAGTTCTGGCGACATTAATTGCTGGCATTTTTGATTAACTCTCGCAGTAAAGATTTGATCTCAGAAACTTCATTCTTCAACATATTTATGTCTTCCAACGCGGAACTTAGCTGCTTGGATTTACGCCTAGCAGATATGGCAGAATCGTCCTGAATGATGATGGCACCAGTGTTTAGGTCTCTTACGAGACCATCGTGCCCTTTGACTTTGGCATAATCCATACGCGGAATCAATAAGAAGCTACTGCACGCAAGTCTTGAATCTTGGGAACATACACAGGATCATCAGATCTCATTACAATCTTGACACCAAAAGAACTGAACTCAGGTAGGTTAGAAACACTATACTGAAGTTCTTGATATGAAGTTTGCTTCTCAACAATTCCAGAAACAGTGTTCTCACTGGTTGGGAATTCTTCTGTATTTGGCAGTCCAGTTCCATTGAAATACTCCCACTCAATATTGTCGAAAGACTCCTGACTAGAAGACTTCTTGTAACGGAATAAGACTTGTACATCGTCAATATTCTTAACGTTTGCTGTTAGTCTTACATCAATGCTAGTACCAGGATTTCCAATTGCAATTTCTTTAGTTACATACTTAGCAACCGAAGAACTGTTGTTGAATGAAATTTCTGGTCTGTACTCAATACCATTGGTATAAGTTACTCTAGATACTTCCCAATATGCATTTGTTGCATCTTGTTGTCCAGGATATGAAATGATATCACCAACGCGGAAAACGTCTTCTGGACCAGCACCAGATCTTGCATTACCAGAACTGGAAGAATCTGCTAAAGATTCGGTGTATCCTAGTGTGCCATATGGTTTCTTGTCGTTACTTACAGTAGCAATTAGATTTTGTGCGTCAAATATAGTGACTTTACCTTGAATCTTATTGTCAAAAGTATCAGACAGGGAAGATGGATTCCTTGCAATAATCTGATCATCAACGTCAACACTAAAGACTTGTCTTGTAGGATCAGCTGATACATTAGCACGAGTCTGATTTTGTGTTTCTGTCAATGCTGGATCATAACCAATACTAGCAAGTCCAGTATCGCCAAATGTGATACCCTCGCCTTTTTGGAATCCATTTGTAGTGGAAAGTCTTACCCACACTGTAGGAGATCCATTGATCTCTTCTACTCTTGCAATAGTTCCTTTCGCTTTACTTACAGCACCCTCAATTGCTTGAGGAACAACGATTGTTGTTTGTGCAGGAATATTTGCTAGAGAGAACTGATAAACTGGTTTGAACTCAAGGATCTGATCTCTTCTACCATAACGATCTTCCTGACCTGCAGACTTCTCAACTCTATTGCTTGCTAGTTTTACAGAAGCAGAAGATAGGTCAATTGCAGGAGAGAGATAAGAAACAGTAGAAGATAGATTGATGCTGTACTCCAGTGACTTATCAAGGTTGTTGGAAGTTTGGTTGATCTTAGAGCAAAGAACTTTCTGGTTGGTGAAGTAATGAATTTCATTTAAGAAAGTCTTTTCAGCAGATACCTGAGAGTAAGAAGTGTAGTTATTTGTATCAGAATCAACTGGGATAATATTAGTTGTCTTGACAGTTGTGGTTACATTAGTTGCGGTAAATGTTAGATAGTTGACTTGTGGATATAGACGCTCATACTTTTTGTTGTGAGCGACAAGAACCGACGCACCACCACCTCTCAATGTGCTTGCAGCAACAGTTGGACTTGTGATGTGGTAGAAGTCAACACCAGCACTATCTACAGTGTAGAGTCTGCTGTTCAATTGAGTTGCAGGAATGCCACCTGTGTCTTCTGCATTTCTGAAGAAGACGAAGGACTTACCCCTATCCTCAAAACCGTGATTTGGATGATAGACGCGAATTACCTTGTTATTATTTCTGAATAGATCAGAGGTAGCACCAGCATCGGAACCGCCATCAGTTTCAAATGGATCGTTAGATAGAGATTCATATGTAAGATCTGCATTCTCAATCTTAAGAACTGCATTTCTGGTGATGTCAAATTCTGCTCTGTGTAGAGTAAACTTGATATCTTCAAATAGATCTTCAGTCCATGTATCAACGTTCTGAGATCTGAATACAGATCCGAGTAGAGGTTGTGTTGTTACAGGCGTACTTGTAGCAATTTCGATTTCACCCAGTCTAGATGTCCACAGTGCATACTCTGTAGAATCTGTTTCGATAACAAGAGCATACTGGGAATTGTTTTGTAGATAAACTGGATTCTTGAAGTTGAATCGAGTTGGCGTTGTAGATTCAATAACGCCCGTAGAATCGACTGCAACGCCCATTCTAACTGCGGGGGTATCAATAGTGATAGATGCTTCTACAACAGCACCAGCAGCGCCATTACCGATGCCTCTGACAACGATAGATGGTGGGGATGTATACTCAGATCCAAATAGGGTTGGTTCTGCAAAGTAGATC